ATGGAAGAAATAAATAGATTAATGAGATAAACTCAAGTAAATAAGCCATTTAAATTGCAAACGGCAAAAAAACGTCAAAAAATATTATTTATAATATTTGAAGCTCTGTTTAGCATATCATTGGTAACATGGCTATATGTTTTCATAGTTTGCTCAACAGTATGACCAAGTAAATTGGCAGCAGTTTTGAAATCTATTCCGTTTGCAATTAATTTGGTTGCATAAGTATGTCTTAATTCATGAATTGATATATTAAAGCCAAGTGCTTTAAATTTTTTGTTTAAGAAACTTATAACAGCATCGTTACTTTGACTTTTAATTATTCTATTCAAAGGATTTGCAGGCTGTGTTTGTTTCAGATTTTCTAAATATGCAATGGTTTTGGGTGGTATAGGAACAGATCTATAAGAATTTTTAGATTTTAACTCGTCAAATCCATATCTTTTTGGAGTGAGACTAACTACTTTCCATTGCTTATTTACAGTTAGTACAGCAGATTTAAAATCTACATCTTCCCAAGTTAATCCCATTATTTCACCTATTCTTAAACCACATGTACCAGCTATAATAATTACAGGTACATAATTAACATACTTTGAATTTTCAAAGGTCCTTACTAATTCATCAAATTCTTTATCAGTGAGAGCTTTTTTCTCAAACTTCTTTTTAGATTCTTTAATATTTAAATTTTTTACCGGTGATTTTGTAATTATATTATAGTTGTTTATAGCAGTATTAAATATAGTTGATAATTTAGTGATATAATCTTTTATAGTTGTTTCTCTTAAACCTTTTTTAGTTAATTTATCTATACATTTTTGTATATTAAATGTATTTATATCTTTTAATTTTAAATTGTCTAGGTCTTTAAAGGCCTTTATAGTAGATTGATAAACAATGACTGTTTTTAAGGATCTATAAAGTTTTATATGTTCAATATACATATTAGTAAATTGTTTAAATGTAATTTCACAGTAATCTAGATTTATTTTGTTTTCTAGATTATTTTTTATTTCTTGAAGTAAAGTGTCAGCAGCAAGTTTAGCTTTCTTTTTACCATCTCTAGTATTAGGAAATCCTTGTTTTGATTTTTGTTTCCATTTTCCTAAATCATCTTTATAGGAGACAATTACTTGTATACCATTATTTTTTTCTCTGTAGGTAATATTATAATCCATAAAATTCACTCCTTTACGAATGTATGTTCTTATTTATTTAAAAATAATCACTAGAAGTCTTGAAATTTTTCAAGTACACCTAGCGGATCAAATCTAATAATATAATTATCTAGTTCATACCATAAACCATATTTATCTTTATAATATGAAAGAGCTTCATCTAAAAATTCTTCGGTAACATTTAGGTATTCTGCAAATTCAAATCTATTTTTCACTCCACATTTATAAGCCCTAATTATATCAGTTAAACCTATTAATTTCTTATAAGCCCATATTCTAGCTATTCGTTCTTGTTTTCTATTACGAATATCATTTTCATTTATGATATCTCCAAATGTTTTATGATGATGACCTATTTCTTCAGCAAGTATGCATCTACGTTCTGTATTAGTATTTAAATTTTTATCTATTATTATTTTCCCATTTTTATATAATCCTTTTAATCCGTATGATAAAGGTTTTTCTTTTATCTTCAAACCATCTTTAGTAGCTTCTATTAATAATTCATCATAATTCAATTTCCAATCCCCCTTTAGGATTACCATTCTTCATCGTCAAATAAAGCATCAATATAATCTTTAAGTAATTTAACTTTTTTAGGAGTTAGATTTTTTTCTTCTAAGTGAGCTGCAATAGTATCGATTTCTTTTTCTTTATATGTTTTTTCTTTAATACTATTATTTAATGCATCATTAGCCAGATTATTTATCTTCTTTAATGAGTCTATGCTAAGTTTCAATTTTTCTTCAGTATTAAGTAATGATCCTACATCTACATTAAATACATTAGCTAGTTTTTGAAGGGTTTCCATTCTAGGATTTTTAGCTTTGCCAGTTTCTATATCACTTATAGTACTTTGGCCTACGCCTGATTTTACTGATAATTCTTTTATCGTCATGTTATGTTTAGCTCTAAGCAATTTGATATTATCACTTAACATTTATATCACTCCTTATCCGGTTTGCAGAATAATTATAGCACAGTTATTCGGTTAAGCAAATAGAAAATTTGAGAAAAAATAAGTTTTAAAGAGAAAATTAAAGTTAATTTAGCCGGTTAACCGAATAAAGGGTGTGGAGTGAGTTGTACATTCGGATAAACGGATTTATAATTTACTCATCGGTTAAACGGATACGCCGAACCGAAGAAAGAGGAGTGAAAAAAATGAAAAATAATATATGTGAATATTTCAATAAGTTTAAAAAAGAGGGGAGGTCAATATCTGAAATTATAAATAAAAGTGGTGTATCTAGAACAGCGTTTTACGACATAATGAATGGGAAGCAAATTCCTAAATTAGATACAGCAAATAAAATAGCAACTGTTTTAGGTGTAACAATATATGATATATTTCCTGATTTGAAAAGAGATGATAAAAATGAAAAATTATAAATTACTAACTGTCTCAGATTTAGCTGAGAGATGGAAAAAAACAGAGTTAACAATAAGAAGATATGTGCTTGATGGAATAATTACTCCATGTGAAGGAGTACCTGGTGTAATGTTTTCTCCAGAGTATATAGCAAAACTTGAAGGAGTAGAGTTAAGGAAAATTTCAACATTCGAGTTTAAGAAATTAGAATATGAAAGAGATTTATATAAAAAAGAAAATGAAAAATTAAAAAATATTATAACTAATATTCTAGCAGAAAGTTCAAAAATATTTGAATTAAATAAGGAGGATAAATAATGAATCAAATAAGAAAAGGAACTAATTTAGTAAGAAATCAATTAATAAATGTTACAACAAATGAGGAAGGAAGACAAATGGTAAGTGCAAGAACTTTATACTTGGGCTTAGGACTTAATAAATCAAATTGGTCAAGATGGTATCCAGCTAACATACAAAAGAATGAGTTTTTTAAGGAAAAAGTTGATTGGATAGGGGTTCGTCATTATGACGAAGGCAATCAAATACAAGATTTCGCTATTACATTAGAATTTGCAAAACATATAGCAATGATGGCAAGAACAGAAAAATCACATCAATATAGAAATTATTTTATTGAATGTGAAAAGAGAGCCAATGATCCATATAAAAATATGAGCCCAGAATTAAAATCAATTTTAATGTTAGATGCAAAAACAATAGAAATTGATAATAGGGTAACTAAATTAGAAAATACAATGACAATAGATTATAGCCAACAAGAAGAATTACATTCTTTAGCTAGAAAAATTGTAGTACAGGCACTAGGTGGGAAAGATGCACCAGCATATAAAGAGTTAAATAAAAAAGCATTTAGTCAAATATGGAAAGATTATAAGAGAATACTTCAAGTTAATAGTTATAAGAATACTGCAGTAAAAGATTTAGCTTTTGCTAAAAAAGTGTTAAATGATTGGAAAGCACCAAGGGAATTAGAATTAATGATTAAAGGTGCAAATTCTCAACTTAGATTTGAAGGTGATGTTAATTCAATATAAAGGACAAGTAATATTATCAATTAATAAGTATAAGATATAAAAATATTTTTGGTAAATGGAGTAGTAGGGTAATGGAGGTAATTTTAAAATTCGTAATTCCTGCATTAATTGGAGGACTAATAGGAAATAGTCTATTTAATAGAGATAACAAGGAGAAAAGAGAAAATGAAACAACCTAAAAGATTAACTAGAAAACAAAAGCAATTTTTATCAAGCAAGAGGTATAACCCTAAGAAATGGGCATTCGTAGGAGTAACAGAAGAAACATTATGTTTTATAAATAAAGGAACTAAAAAGATAAAAGAGTTTAAAAAGGAGGATTAATATGTTAAAAAGATTTTTAAAAATTATATTTACTTCTAAGAAAAGAAGATACAGAGAACATTTCAAAGAAGTTTTAAAAATGGAGGACTAATTATATGAGAGATACTTTAGAGATTGTAATAGACATTTCAAATATAACACAAGACAAAGCTAATATAACAGGAAAAGATTACAAAGAATTAATTGAAGAAAAGAAAAAGTGCCTTGGCGTCGACCAAAACAACCAAAGCACAGAGAAAAATCATCAATAAAAGTATAACACAAATAGGAGGTTATGAATATGGATCCAGCTTTAAAAGTAATAATAAATGCTTTCAATGCATTTATTAATGAGATTAATAAAGCGAACTATAAAATTTATGATGAAGAAAATCAAGATTTTTATATAGAGAGAATTGAATATAACAATGAAGATAATAAAATTTATTTTATAGCTAAGGGGGAGAGATAACATGGCAGAAGAAAAGAAATTAAATATATTTCAAAAGATACAAAAAGCTAGAGTGGAACTTCAAAAGAAGGATCTTAAAAAGACAGGGCATAATAAGTATTCAAACTATAAGTATTTTGAGTTAGGAGACTTTTTACCATATATTAATGAAATATGCAATGAAATAGGATTATATACAGAGTTTAAATTTACTACAGAAAAAGCATTTTTATATGTTAGAGATACGGATAAGGAAGATGTATTTAGAGAATGGTCAACACCAGTTGAAATAGCAGCATTAAAAGGGTGTAGTGCAATTCAAAATATAGGAGGAACGCAAAGTTTTGCTAGAAGATATTTATATATGATGGCTTTTGAGATAGCAGAATCTGATGTAATAGATGCAGGTGAAGTTGATGAAGAAGCAGCATTTGCTAGTCAGAAGATAAATAAAGCTCATGTATTTACTATAAATAAATTAATAGCAGAAACAAAAACAGATATTAAGAGCTTCTTGGCTTGGGCTAATGTTGAGAAGGTTGAAGATATAACAAATGATATGTTTAATGAATGTCTTAAAAGCTTTAAGGAAAAGAAAGCAAAGATAGAAGAAAAGAAGAAAAAAGCTGATGAAGAAGCGAGACAAAAGAATGAAGAAATTGAAAGACAAAAGGCGATAGAACAAAAAGAAAAAGAACAGGAAAACTTTGATTTTTAGGAGGATTTAGAAATGAAAGAAATGCAAATTAATAAACAATTACCAGTCATAACATTGAATTTTGAAGAAGTTAAAAGATCAATACAAGAAACTATGAAAAAGTATGATGGAATAATTGTAACAGAAGAAAGGTTAAAAGACTGTAAGGCTACTCAAAAGAATTTAGCTGGACTTAGAAACGACATAGATGGCTATAGAAAAGCGATAAAAAAAGAAATGGAAGCACCAATTAAAGAGTTTGAGGGTAAATGCAAAGAACTTATTAGTCTTATAAGTGATGTAGAAAAACCAATAAAAGACGGTATAAAAATCTATGATGATAAACGCAGAGAGGAAAAGAGAAGTAAAGCTTTAGAGTATATCAAAGAAAGTATAGAAGCACATAATTTAAATGGAAAATATGCAGCTAGATTAGATGTAAAAGATAGATATTTAACTCTTAGTGGAAGTTTAAAAAGCATTAAAGATGATATTGAATTAAGAGCAGCAGCATTAGAAAAAGAACAAGAAGATGAAAAACAAAGAATGGAAATGTTAAAAATATCAATCCAAAATGCTATAGATAATGCTAATAAAGATATTAATACAAAATTAAGATATGAGGATTTTTCAAAGTATATAGAATTTGGATGGTCTTTAGATAAGATCCTAAAAGAAATTAATGATAGGGCTGTAATGATAAGAGAAGCAGAGAAGCAAAAGGAAGTTGTGGTTCCTATAGAAAATGTAGACGAAGTTAAACAAGAATCAGCAAAAGAAATAAAGCAAAATAAAGAAAGATATTATGTTGATATTTATGTAGAGCATAGCCTTGAAGATATTCAAAGATTAAGTAAATTCTTAAAGGATAACGGATATAAATACAAGGTTAATAAAAAAGGAAAAGTTAAGTAAGAAATAGGTGATTAAATGGCAGGATGGCAAAAAGTTTATAGAGACATAACAAAACATTGGTTATGGGAGGATAAACCATTTAGCAGAGGACAAGCTTTTATAGACCTCCTGCTAATGGTAAATCATCAAGATAAAAAAATACTATTTAATGGTGACTTAGTAGAAGTAAAAAGGGGTTCAAGAATAACCTCATTAAGACAACTTGGTGAATCTTGGGGGTGGAGTAGAACGAAGGTTAAAAAGTTTTTAGAGCAACTTGAAAAAGACGGAATGATAAATGTAAAAAGTGACAGTAAAAAGACAGTTGTAAGTATTGAAAACTACAGTGTTTATCAAGATAGTAAAAATTCAGATGTGACAGTAAAAAGCCACGAAAATGACAGTGAAATGACAGTGAAAGACCACATAGATGACAGTGAGATGACACTGAAAGACACAAACAAGAATGATAAAGAATTATATAAGAATGAGGAAGAAGGAAAAGAGGGAGAAGAATGTAAAGAAAATATACCGCAACTTGAACCACTTTCTTTCCCAACTCCATCATGTTCAAAGATTTATAAATTAATAGGAGAGAATGGTTATAGATTCTTTATGGATTCAGAGATAGAAGAAGATGAGAAGATTATATCCATAAAAGCAAAAAATAATACAGATAAAAAAATAATATCTGGTTATATATCTAGAATAGATTGGCAATTAAATAAAAGAATAGAGGTAAGCTAATGAGAAAAGATTTTTGTGAAGTATGTGGCTCAACTCACCTGGTAGAACAACACCACATAATTTTTAGAGGACAAGCTCCAGCACTTATTGATTGTAAGTTTAATCATAAGTATTTATGCTATGAACACCATAGAGGTACTTATGGCGTACATGGAAGTAAAGGACATAAGCTTGATAAAGAATTAAAGATAACTTTTCAATGTATTTTACAAATGTTATTTGGAAGAGAGATTTATTATACAAAAGAACAAATTAAAGAAAAGTTGGATATAGATTTAGAGTGCGTAAATAAGCTTGTAAAGACTTTATTGCCTACAGAGGGTAAATATAAAGGAGAAGATATTATAAGAGCTTGTATGGGCGGAAAATTGATTATAGGAGATGAATATGGATTATAAACAACAATATGACCAAGAAGTTATTTTATATAATAGCATACTAAATAGATATAGAAATTTAAAGGAAGATGATATCCTAGGAGCTTTTAACTTAATGAAAGATAGTCTTATGGTTTCAGAACGTTGGAGTGTAATAAAAGAAGATTATAAGAAGTTATTGAAACGTGGAGAAAAAGCAGCAGAAAAAGAAAGAATAAATGATATGTACAAGATATTACAGAATATTCATGATGATGCTAAAGCAATATGGAAGGATGCTATTTATAGATTTAAAAATAAGGAGGGTTATTAAAATGGAAGTAGTAACATTTAAAGTTGATGGAGAATGGTTTACTGATTATATAAGAAAGTTTTTCTATGCAGAAGACTTTAGCTTTGAAGAGTGTAAGCATAAACTTATAGATTCTTTAAGTTTGCATAGTTTCACAGAAGAACAGAAAAATAAACTTGCAGAAGATATTATTTATGGAGAAAAGAAACTTGTAGGGTGCAATAGTTTTGAATTAGTCGATGATACTGAGTTTGATTTATACAATTACAGTAGAATTCCAAGACCTGAAAATTTCAGTGAAAATGGTGGCGTTATAGGAATATTAACTACAGATGGTGTTTTTGGTGAATGTAGATATGGAGGACATTCAAGTATGTTGGATTTTATTAATAATAAGCATGGTAATTGTGATGGAGCTATAATTTTTGCTAATACAGATATATATGATTACGCATTTATAGATGATGGCTATAAACCAACTAGACAACAAATTAAATGGTTTGACAAAAATAAAAAATATCTTTCATTTAATCAAAAACATTATTTTGAGTTAATGTTAAATAAATAATTTTAAAAAGGTAAATATGAGAGTGATTTAGGTTATTATTATACCTATCCATTCTCATATGATAATCAATTGAGAGGTGAGAGTATGGACGAAGAAAAGATAAAAAGAGCATATAAATACCTGGTAAATAAATATCCAAATATCCCATCAATAAGACCTGAAGTTATAAAAACAAGTATAGAAAATGAATTTGGATTAACAGATAAAGAAGTTTATTCAGCATATTATAGCTGGAAAAGAAAAGTTACAGGAATAATTGAAAGACCTAAATTTAAATGTATAAATAATACTAGATATATTAAAGAATCTTTTATATGGAGTAAAAATACGGATAAGCTAAAAGAACTACATGAAAGATATAAGATGGGTGAAGATGCAGAAGATTTAGCTGCTGAAATTATGGTGGAAAAAGAAAATCTATTAAATGCTTTTACTAGATATAAAAGAATGGGCGTACTGCATGGTGAAAGAAAATTCAAAAGAAGCATTATAAGAATAAATGGAAAAGAATTCTCTACTAAAAAAATAATGGAGTTAGTAGAAAGAATAAATAGTGGTGAGAAGCTAAAGGATTTAGCGGAAGAATTAAAGGTTGATGTAAGGTATTTAAGCAATACTTATTATCACTATAGAAAGAAATTTACTAAAAAATAGAGGTGAAGAAATGATAAAAATAAACAGTATGGAAGATTTAATAAAATACTCAAAGGAGCTTCCAAATGATGTTGTAGTGGATATACAAAGTAGAATAGGAGATTGGATAGTAAGCGGCGGAAGTTATGAAGATGATTATATAAAACAGCAGTTTAGATATGCTGAAAGAGTTTTAAATACAAAATTAAGAGGAGATATAAATACTTAAATTTTTTGAGTGAACTTTGGTGGAAATAAGGTGAATTACAGTGTGTGAAATTTTAAAAGGACAAATGAGTATATTCGATTTATCAGAAAAGAAAGAAACGAAAATAGACTTTACTAAGGAACAACAAAGAACTATAGAAAAACTAAAGGAAAAGAATTGGATAGAATACAGCCTGTACGATGATGGAATGGCTATATGTATAGTAGAAGAGCTAGTAAATATTAAAATAATTCCACAAGGAAATGTAGAACAAGAATATACAATTAGAGATAATTATAAATCCTACTTTATAAAAGAAAGCGGAGAAATTGATTGTTGCGGAGTAGGTATGACAAGATGGAATGATCCTATAAAAGTTATTAAATGCTAGAGGTGAGAAAGATGATAAATATATTAATTATACATAAGGACAAAAAGGAATTTAGAGAAGATATTGAAACTATAAAAAAGGTATTTAATGTATTAGAAATTAGCAATACAAAAAAGTATAAAGATAAATATTACATTGAAATTGAAGCTATTAGAAAATAGTTTGCAATAGGAGAAGAATGTGAACTTATTAAAAATGTTCTTTTAAAACTAAATAATACGGTATTGATGGTATATACAAACTAAATGAGCGCTAGTATAATTGTATTATTATGTAAGTTGAATATTTGATAAACTACATAGTGATTTAATGTTTGTTAGTAAGGAGGAACTTATAATGACAATAGATGGGAATTTTATAGTTTCAGTAATTACTGCGATTGTTGCTATTATTGCACTGGTACTAACTTTAAGACAAATAAAATTAAGCAATAAACAACATTTATTTGATAAGCGTATGGAAAACTACTTAATTGCTATGGGACTGATACAGTTATATGAAAATAATCATAGAATTTTTAATGAAAAAGAAGATGGACCATTGTTTGCTTTAGATTATGATTTTGCATTGTTGACAAATAACACATATTTAGAACAAATTACTCCTGTAATAGATAATCCGCTAAAAGGAGCAAATCATAAAAATTTTTTGATTAAATTGGAGGATTTGAATGAAGTTGGGACTAAAATCAAGTTTTTATTTTCTAAAAATGAAGCTAAAGTATTATCTGATTTTGTTTTTAGTTATAGGAAAGTATTATTTTCAATGTATCAGTATCAAATAACTCTAAATAAGATGCATGAGATTAATAGAGATCATAAGTTAAGCCTTGAAGAAATACAACAAGTGGCTAATGAGCCAGAGCAGAGAATTAAGCTACAAAAGGATTTTCAAAATTTGAAACAGGTATATGAATTATTAAAAAAGAAAAATATTGAAAAATATATTGAAAAGCAAATAAAGTTATTATAGATAATGTTTTCTTTTAATCAATTACTTAAATAGGCAATTATATTATTAAATACCGTATTATTCAACAGCGAATATACGGTATTTTTTTATTCGTAATAGCAAGAAGGAGTGAAGAAAGTGAGTAGAGATATTTTTTTTAGAGGTAAGGGACTTAATACTGATATATGGTTTTATGGGGGATTCACAATGGAATACAACAAAGATGGTGAGGATGAATTTTATATTGTTGATGCACCATGTTTGATACCTGTAAAGAAAGAAACTGTAGGTCAATTTACTGGTATTTATGATATAGATGGAGAACGTATTTGGGAAGGTATGACAGTAAATCAAAAATCGGTTTCTCCAGGAGATGAGGATGTAGATTTCACAGGAACAGTAACATTCGAGGAAGGATGTTGGTTGATTCAATCACTTAATGATTCAGTTAGATTATTTAGTGAAGATAGAGAAAACAGAATACTTGAATAGTTAGTAATAGGTAGATAAAGCGAAGTGAAGTATATGATAGAAGGACAAATAAGTATATTTGATAAACCTAAAGTAAAGTTAATAGAAGATTGTACAAAAGTACATCATTTATTAATTAAAGATAGTATACAAGATGTTTTTATGGAAAAAGATAAGCATTACATTATATATTTAGATGATGTTTTCTATGGAATATATAAGAGTTCTGCAATTAAAATTAATTAGATATATTCTGGCTAGGTAAAATAATATTAAAGAAGAAAGGACTCGAAAGAGCCTATTATACAAGTATTGTTTTTTGTACAAGCCTAGCCAGTTTATTAAATTTAAAGTAAAGGGAGGTACTTATGGGAACTATTTTATTAAGTGAAGAAGAGTTACTTAAAGATACAGAGGAAAAGCTTAAGACTTATTTTGAAGGAGAAAAAATATTAAAAAGATTAAATATTAGAATTGAAAGTTTAAAAGAAAGAATAAATAAAATAAATAATGATTTAAAGGAAGTAAATATTAGTATTCCAGAGGAAAGCAGATCCATTACTTATGAAGAAAGAGTACAAACATCAAGTACAGGAATAAGTTATGCTGAAAGCTCTGTTATGAATATAACATCAAGAATGCAAAAGATATTAGAAAAAAGTAAGTTAGAATTAATTGATCTTGAAGAAAGAAAGTTTAATATAGAAACAGATAATAAAATAATAGAAGATAATATTAAAGATTTAAAAAAAGAATATATAGATATAATAAGTTTAATATATGGGAAAGGTAAGACAGAGGAATTTGTTGCTCAAAAATTAAATATAGATAGAAGCAATATAAACAGAAGAAAGATAACGATATTGAGAAATATAGAACATTGGTTTTATTGGTTTAATAAGTGATTTTATCGCACGAAATTTGCACAAAGGTTGCACGTCATTCTTTACAAAAAGTAATATACTGAATATACGGACAGGTTGATGGATTAATTGTCATTGAGACACCTCCTTATATATAAATGAGTAAGCAGGGGTAAAACCCTGCAACATGGAAGGTCATTGGTTGGAAATGCGTAAAGAAGGTTCGAATCCTTTACCTTCCTAACTGGTTATTCTATATAACCTCTCATAAATTCTTAATACCCATTTAAAAAATATAAAAACAGGCTTAGTCCTGTTTTGTGGAGATATAACTCAGTTGGTAGAGAGTTGCTTGAATTAATCCATGGTTAGTAAAGTAAAAGGTCAAAGGTTCGAATCCTTTTATCTCCTCTCATAGTTAACTAAGAAACTATACTTCAGGCTAAAATATAGTGGAGTTAATAAGAATAAAATTCTGTTTGAGGTAAGTCTTAAGCCGAGCACTATATGGAACAGAATTTAATAAGGACTAATAGTAGGGGTTTCAAAGTGCTATTAGTAAGTTTACAGAAGAATCTAGTATAAAAACTAGGTTCTTTTTTTAATTATTGTTACGGTTAAGGTGTGTAACTAAATTAACCCAAATAATAATTAAAGGAGTGGTTTGAATGTTAAATTCACCTATTACAAGAATGGGAGGAAAATCAAGATTAAGAAAAAAGATAATAGAAAGAATACCAGAGCATACTTGTTACATTGAATTATTCTTTGGCGCAGGATGGGTTTATTTTGGTAAAGAACCTTCAAAGGTTGAGGTAATAAATGATATAGATAAAGAATTAATAAATTTATTTAAAATGATTAAATATCATGCTCCGGAAATAGAAAGACAATTAGAGTATGAATTTTCAGGTAGGGATATTTTTGAAGAATATAAAAATTATACGTTAGGACAATTAACAGAAATACATAGAGCTGTTAGATTTTTATATTTAGTAACTCAAAGTTTTGCAGCCAAGGGAGAAACTTATGGTTATGGAACTACAACTAAACCAGCACCTCAAATATTCTATAGAGATGTTTTAATAAATTTAAAAGAAAGACTTAGAAATACTTATGTTGAAAATTTAAGTTTTGAAAAAATAATAGATAAGTATGATAGAGAGTATAGCTTTTTCTTTTGTGATCCTCCTTATTTTGAAACATGTGGATATAAGAATAAATTTGAAGAACAGGACCATTTATTATTAAGGGACAAGCTGAAGAGTATTAAAGGAAAGTTCTTATTAACTATAAATGATCACCCAAAAGTAAGAGAATGGTATAAGGATTTTAATATAGAAGAAGTTAAAGTAAGCTATTCCGTATCTAGACAAGAAGAAGGAAGAAGGAAATATGGGGAACTTATAATAACTAATTATTAGTAAGTTTATTAAAGAATCTGGTGTAAAAGCTGGATTCTTTTTATTTGATAATATTTCATGGAATAAAAAGGAATTTAATATTTTTTGTAGAATAAATCTATAGAGGGGGTGAGGGTGTGGAAGATTTAAGTTTATATTATAATGATGCAATGAAAATAATTAAAGAAAAAGGCATCGAAGTAGATGATGGATATTCAGTTAGTAAAGGAACTAATCTAAATTCTAACATTAGTGAGTTAGAAGATGGAGTTGTAGTTATTGTTAATGATAAAAAATCAACTATTTTAAGTGAAATTTCTTATTATTACAATTATAAAAACAAAGTTTTATATAAATATGAAAATGAAAAATTTGAAAGAATTTAGAAAAAGAGCTCTCACTTGAGAGTTCTTTTTATTTTATACAGAAATGAGGTGATAGTAATGAAATCAAGAAGGATAGTAATGTTAAGTAAATGGAATGGCTGGGATATGAAATGTGCCTGTTTACATAGTAATCCTTTATGTAAAAATTATAAAGAATGTGAAGAAATAGAAGTTGCTATTAAACCTTATGAAGATATAGAAGAATGTTTAAGAAATCAAAGAAGCTTTAAAAGACATAATGGAGCATTAAGACAGAAATAGATTTAAGTAAATGCGAGGTGGTGATGTGTGGCAAGAGCACCTAATGAAAAAGTAAATAAAGCTTATGAATTATTTAAAGAGGGATATAAGCTTATAGATATATCAAAGAAGTTAGATATACCATCTGGCACAGTACGAAGATGGAAGAAAACTTATAATTGGGATAACGAACGTTCGGATAAAAATAGTGAACGTTCGCTTAATAAAAATAGTAAAAAATCAAAGAGGAAAGAGCCTATTGCAGATGAAGTAAAAGAGGTATTAGAAAATACTGAACTTAACGATAATCAAAGGCTTTTTTGTATTTATTATATAAAATATTTTAATGCTACTAAGGCATATCAAAAGGCATATAAATGTAGTTATGAAACTGCGATGGTTAATGGATTTAACTTACTAAGAAATACTAAGATTGAAAAAGAAATAGAAAAACTTAAGCAGCATAAACTTAATCAAGTAATGTTAAGTGAAGAAGATATATTTCAGAGATATATGGATATAGCTTTTAGTGATATAGGAGATTATTTATCTTTTAAAAAGTTGCGTAAGAATAAATGGACCAAGAATAAAGATGGTGAAGATATTCCAGTTATTAATCCAGAAACAGGAGAGCAAGATTACTTTGAATATAATGTTGTAGAACTAAATAATAGTAAAGAATTAGACACTAGCATACTACAAGAAGTATCAGAGGGCAAAGATGGAGTAAAGATTAAACTTCAAGATAAGATGAAAGCTCTTCAATGGTTAGCGGACCATATAGGAATAGCTACAGATAAACAGAAAGCTGAACTTGAAGTATTAAAAGCTAAAGTAAATAAGAAGGATTTAGAACCTATAACTATTAATTTTGTAAAGGCAAGTGAGAGAAATGACAACAGTTAATTTTGCGGTTAATGATAGATTCTATGATTTTATAGATGATTGGAACTCTAAGTTTTATTTCTTAGTTGGTGGTTATGGAAGTTCTAAAAGTTATCATGTAGCAGCTAAATTAATTAAAAAGCTATTACAAGAAAAAAGAAAAGCATTAGTAGTAAGAGAAGTATTTGATACTATAAGAGATTCTTGCTTTGATTTATTAGAGGAAGTAGCAATAAGTATGGGTGTAGAAGAAAGTATGAAATTTATATCATCACCTATGCAAGTAAAGTTTGCTAATGGAAGTAAAATAATATTTAAGGGAATGGATAAGCCAGCTAAATTAAAGTCTATAAATGGTGTATCTATAATATGGATTGAAGAATGTTCAGAGGTTAAATATGCAGGCTTTAAAGAATTATTGGGAAGATTAAGACATCCGACATTAAGCAACCATATAATTTTATCTACTAATCCAGTAAGTAAAAGCAATTGGTCTTATAAGCATTTTTTTCAAGACAAAAGAAATAAGTTCTTTGTTTTAAATGATGAAGAATTATATAAAAAGAAAACTATAGTAATAAATAATACTTATTATCATCATACAACAGTAGATGATAATTTTTTTGCTCCTAAAGAATATATAGAGCAATTAGACGAACTAAAATTACATGATCCTGATTTATGGCGTATCGCTCGTAAAGGTAGATTTGGAGTTAATGGTAAGTTAGTATTCCCTCAGTTTGAGGTTAAGTCTTATGATGATGTTATGGATGCAATAAAGCATATAAAGAAGCCTCTTCTTAAGAATGGAATGGACTTTGGTTTTGTTACTTCATACAATGCATTACTTAGACTAGCAATAGACCATGATAAAAAAATTCTTTATATTTATTGGGAATATTACAGTAGAGATAAAACTGATCCTGAAATAGTAGAGGATATAAAGGAGTTTAAAGAAACTAGAGAAATAATCAAAGCTGATTGTGCAGAACCAAAAGCAATAAGGTTTTACAAGCAAGAAGGATTTAGAATAAAAGCTTGTAAAAAGTTCAAAGGTTCAAGAGCGCAATACACTAAAAAGATTAAGAGGTTTCATAAAATAATATGTGCAGATACATGTATTAATACAGTAGAGGAGTTAAAGGAACTAACTTATCAGGAAGATAAAGATGGTGAAATAATAGAAGATGAATTTAACATAGATCCACATACATTAAGTGCTATATGGTATGCATTAGATGATTATGAGGTATCAAACTTAAAAGGCGGAGGTATGAGGATTCTTAAATAGAAAGAGAGGTGAGCATATTGGAATTAACAGAAATACAGAAAATAATAAATGACGATTCAACAAGACGAGAGAAGATATTAACTGCAAAAAGATACTATGATAATGAAAATGATATAAAGAAAATTGGAGTAGTTCCTTCTGATAGTTCAGATCCTATTAGAAATGCTGATAATAGAATAAGTCATAACTTTCATCAATTATTAGTAAATGAAAAAGCTGCTTATATGTTTACCTATCCTGTTATATTTGATTTGAATAATAATAGGGAGTTAAATGAGACAATTAAAGGATTGTTAGGAGATGATTTTGAAAGTATAGCACAAGATTTATGTATAGAATCATCTAATACAGGGATAGCATGGCTTCATTATTGGATAGCTACTAAGGCTGATGATACTAATAAAAAATTTGAGTATGCCATGGTTGATACAGAGCAAATAATACCTGTATATTCTAAAACCTTAAAAAGAAAGTTGGTAGAAGTATATAGATATTATTCATCAACTGATGAGAACAATAAAGATATAACTATATTCGAGCATTGGAATGATAAGGAGTTTACTAAATATACTTTAGAAGGTGCTCCAGAATCTTCTCTTAGATTGAGAAGTGAAGAGACTATTAAGCATGAATTTAAAAATGTACCATTCATAGAGTTTGCCAACAATAGAAAGTGCAAGTCTGATTTATCAAAATATAAAGATTTAATAGACTTATACGATAAGGTTATGAGTGGATTTGCTAATGACTTAGAAGATATACAACAAATAATATATATATTAGAAAATTACGGAGGAACAGATTTAGGAGAGTTCCTTGGAGATTTGAAGAGATATAAAACAGTAATGACTGAAAGTGGCGAAGGAAATAGTGGCGGTGATCTTAAAACATTACAGATAGATATACCTGTAGAGGCTAGGAAAGTAGTATTAGAAGAGTTAAAGAAACAGATTTATGAATCAGGTCAAGGGTTACAACAAGATGTTGAGAGTTTTGGTAATGCATCAGGAGTAGCCCTTAAATTTTTCTATAGAAAGTTAGAGTTAAAGGCTGGTTTTACAGAAACAGAGTTTAAAAAAGGTTTTAGCTCTCTTATAAGGGCTATACTTAGATTTTTAAAGAAAGATGATACGATTAAAATAACTCAAACATATACAAGAAATATGATTAGCAATGATTTAGAGAATTCTGAAATAGCCAAAAATTCTGTTGGTATTATTCCAACTAAGATTATCTTAAGAAACCATCCATGGGTTGATGATTTAGAAGAAGCTGAAAAACTTCTTAAAAGTGAAAATGAAGAAATTGATCCATATAAAGATTTAGTGGATAAAACTAAAGGTAATAACAATGACGAATAAAGAGTATTGGGAAGAAAGAGAAAAAGAACGATTAGAGTTAATTGATAGTCATATAGAAGAGCAGATAAAGAAGCTAAAAATCCTAATGGATGCAGCTATAAATAAAATAGAAAATGATATTTACAAGTTGTATCAAAAATATGGTAAAGATAACAAAATGTCGTATCAAGAAGTTTTGAGTTATTTAAGTAATGATGATAGAAAAGAGTTTCAAAAAGATTTAAAAGATTATATAGAAACTTTTAAAGATGATTACAAAGCTAAAACTTACAAATCAGAGTTACAAGCACTATCAACTAGAGCAAGAATAAAAAGATTAGAAGTATTACAGACTAATATAAAAATACAAGCTACTGAATTAGAAAAATTACTTAATGATCAAATACCGATAGCGTTTAATGATATATATCAAGATAGTTATTTTTATAATTTATTTAGTCAATGCTTATACACTAATAATTTAGGTGCAAGGTTTGATATACCATCACCTAATATAGTCAACGAACTTTTAAGAAGACCCTGGAGTGGTAGCAATTACAGTGACAAGGTTTGGAACTTAACTGATAATTTCACTTACAAGTTAGATAAAGTTGTTACTGTTGGTTTAATAAGAGGAGAACACCCTAAAGTTATAGCAAGAAATTTAAAAGATGCTATGGTAGGGAAAAGTGGTAAAGGCGGTAAGTTGTATGAATATGAAAGGTTAGTAAGGACAGAGGCAGCGTTCATAGCTGAACAGGCCACAATGAGAAGTTATACAAGAAATAATGTAGAAGAATATGAGTATCTTGCTACATTAGATTTAAGGACATCATTAATATGTCAAGATTTAGATGGAAAAGTATTTAAAGTAAAAGATGCTGTTACTGGAGTGAATTACCCACCAATGCATCCACATTGCAGAAGTACAACTGTTCCAGTTATAAAATGGGATGAAGAAGATGATGGAGTAGGAGAAAGAATAGCAAGAGATCCTATTACAGGAAGAAATAATTATATTGATGCTATTGATTATTCAGAATGGAAGGACGAGCAGTATGATAGGTATGGAAAAGATGAGATTACATCAGAAGAAAAGAGGATAAGGAATAGAGCTAGTGATAAGAGGCAACATAAAAAATATCTGAAAGAGCTTGGAGATATTGTTCCACAAAACTTTACTAAGTTCCAAGATTTAAAGTATAATAATAAAGAGGAATGGGATAGACTTTCTTATAACTATAAGCTTGAAACTGTTTATAATTTAGATAGACTAAAACATACCGAAAACTTTGCTAGTAAAAATATAATTAAGCATATACTTGAAGGTGAAGTTAATAGGCGTGGTAAAGCAGTAGGATTCCATATGGAGAATATGCCAACTGCAAAAGGTTCTATTATAGAAAGTACAAGAAGCAAGTTAGATAAAAACGGTATTTATAATGCTAAAGTAAAAGTAAATGGAGTAATTAAGGAGGCAAAATCATCCTTTTTCCCAACCAATATGACACCTCAGCAAGTAGTTAATGCAATAAATGAAGCTTATGAAAATAGAGAACAACATTTTATTAAGTCTATGATGAAAGGTAAAACTAACTATGGATTTGAAATAGGTATGTATTTAGATAAAAATGATAAAATAACTACTGCATTTCCATTAAAGGAGTGATTTAATTGAAATATAAGTTTGATACAGCAAAATTATATAATAAAAATAAATTAGTTATGGAGTTTGATGGCAAGCATGAGATGTTAACTAATATTTTTAATGAAGTAGTTTTGGGATATGATAACAAAAATGATTGGCTAGATGCTATAGATGATTCAATAAATGGAAATTCAGAAAATCATGATTTTGGAGTTCCTGGATTTGGAGCTGAAGTTGAAAAAGAGAAGACTATAATATATTGTGATTTTACAGATGAAGAAATTGAAATTACAACTGAAGAGTTCAAAAAAATATCAAAAGTATGGTTTGATAAACTAGAAGAATTTCATAAAACAGGTGAATTATAAAAAGCACTCTCTTAAATAAAAAGTAGGTGCTTTTATTATATAAAAAAATAAGGAGGATTAAGCATGAAGTTTGGATTAGCATTAAAGGCTATGAAAGAAGGTAAAAAAGTAAAGCTTCCTGAATGGGGTGGCTATTGGAAATGGGATAGTGAAAAAGAATCTATATTCATGTATTGTGAAGATGGAAAGGTCTTAGATATTAGAGAAACACAAGATGTATATTTTACTTTCTCAAATGTGGCTAGGGAAGATTGGGAAGTTATTAAATAATAAAAGTCTTAGAAATAAGGCTTTTTTATTTTGCTCTTTTTAAAGTTTTGCAGAGCATAAAGAACAAAGGTATTTCTACATTACCTGGAGAGCAGGAATAAAAATCTATTAGAAAATAATATTGGAGGTAATAACTATGGAATGGTTAAAGAAAATACTAGAAGGTGCCAAAATTACTGATGGAAAGTTAGATGTTGAGGAATTAGTTAAAAATATAAATACTGAATTACCTAAACATACTGTACCTAAGGAAACATTTAATAATTTAAATGAACAACTTAAAACTGCAAATGGTACAATAGCAGCTTTAAAGAAAAACAATAAAGACAATGAGACATTACAAGAAACAATAAAGGACCATGAAAAAACTATAAAGGATAAAGAGAAGGAATTAGCAGCTATAAAAAAAGAAACTTATTTAAAAGATGAGTATAGAAAAGCTGGAGTAAATGAAAAATATATAGATTTACTTATGAAAACTTCTAATTTAGATGATATAGCAGAAGTTAATGGAGAGTTTGTTGGAGCGGATAAAGTAGTTTCTGTATCAAAAGAGGCATATAAAGACTTATTTTTAGATGGAGAAAATGAAGAGCAGGAAAACAATTCCGATACTCCATATCATTATGAACCAAGTAATGGTAGTGCAAGTAAAGGAAGCGTAAATTTTATAGATATAATAACAGAAAATCAAGTTAAGAGATAAGAGGAGGAATATTTTTATGACAGTATTAAAAGATCAGTTAAAAGGGTTTGTACCAACAGAACAAGCCAAGGGAATTATGAAAGAAATAGCTAGGGGTTCAAGTGTATTAAGGTTATCTACAGTTAAACCAATGACAAGCGATACAAAACAATTTTCAGTTTTAACAGAAGGTCCAGGAGCTTATTGGGTAGAAGAAGGTAAAAGAATTCAAACTTCAAAAGCTGAATGGATACATCCTAAAATGGTAGCTAAAAAAATAGCTGTTATTATTCCAGTTACAGAAGAAAAGTTAAAAGATACAACTATAAATGTTTTTGAAGAATTAAAACCTGATATAGCAGAAGCATTTTATAAAGCTATAGATGCTGCTTGTTTATTTGGAACTAACTCACCATTTGAGAAAAATATATTTAAATCAGCAGTAACAGCAGAAAATTATATAATAGATGGAACTTCAACTTTAGATTTAGACGTTTCAGACACAATGGCTTTAATAGAAGATGCTGGATTAGATGTAAATGGATTTGCTGCTAATAATGGAATAAAGAATAGATTAAGAAAACTTAGAGATAGTAACGGTAATCAATTATTTGTTAATGGAGTAGATCAAAAAGAATTTTATAATGAACCAATAGAATTCTCAAGAAATGGTTCTTGGGATAAAACTAAAGCTGAAATTATAGCTGCGGATTGGTCAAAATCATTAGTAGGTATTAGAGATGGGATTGAATATAAAATATTAACAGAAGCTACATTGCAAGGTACAGTCGATAGTGATGGTAAACCAATATCATTAGCAGAACAAGATATGGTTGCTATTAAGGCAACAATGAGAATAGGATTTTTACCAATAAAAGACGAAGCATTTGCAATTCTAGCTACTAAAGGGACTTCACCTTCTGTTTAAGAATTAAAGAATGATTAGGAGGAATATATCATGAAATATATAAAAGGAAGAAATAAGATAATTGAAGCATCAGAAAAAGCATATAATTTAATATATAAGGAACAAGGTTTTAAACCTTATAAGCCTAAAGAGGATAAAGAAGAAGTCATATCAGAAAATGAAATTTCAGAAGAAGGTGAAATAAATGACACAGAAGGAACTGATTAAATTAGAACTTTCTGAATTAGGTATTGACGCATCAGATAATAAAATTGATTTAATGATAAATAAGTTTAATTCAAAGGTTATTAATTATTGTCATATAGATTCTATTCCAGAAAAACTTAAAGAAACAATTACTAGTATGGTTGTAGAGTTCATAAAAAATGAGGATGATTCTAATAAAGAGAATGAATTAAAAAGTATTCAAGAAGGGGATACAACATATACTTTTCAATCAAAATCAATTCCAAGTAAAAGAACTATTGATGAAATAATTTTAAATCATTCCCATGAGTTAAATGCTTTCAGAAAGCCATGTGGGTTTAGGTAATGGATTTAAATAAATATAAAGTTTATTCTAAAATAATGCATACAGATAAGTTTACTATTAAACGATATATTGATACTGAAGATGATGATGGAAGTACCAGAGAAGTATTAGATCCTAATCCGAAATTAAAAGACATTCCTTGTAGGATTTCTAAAGTTAAGGAAGATGAACAAAATTTAAAGCAAGAGGATGCTAATAAGAAGAGTGTTAAATTAAAAGTATTTTGTTCACCAGATATAGAAGTATATAAAGGTGATCTTGTAATTGCAGAAAGAATAATAAATGGTAAGAGTGTTGATATTATAAAAGCAATTGCAGGAAAACCAATGAGATATAGTATAAATCAAGAGTTTATATTAATAGAGGATGGAGAGGCTTAATGGGTGCGAATTTTAGCGAGCTAGAAAACTACGTTAAAAATTTTAAGAAAATGTCTATTGAATTTGATAAATTCTTATTTGATTTCTTAACTAAGAATGCAATGGAAGCACTAGCTAAAACTAAAAAAAGAACTCCTGTAGATACTGGAGAACTTAGGCGTAATTGGGAAATTACAAGAGTACAAAAAGTAGGTGGAGAATTAGTTATATATCTATACAATAGTAAAGATTATGCATCATATGTTGAAAATGGACATACTACACCAAATAGAACTGGCTGGGTTGAAGGGTACTATATGGCTACAATTTCAATAGAAGAAGTTGAAAGAAATATTCCAAAAAGGTTTGAGGGAGAGTTTATTAGATTCATGGCAGAATTAGGAGTAAATTAAATGATTGAGATAAAATCAAATACTATAGTAAGTGCAATAACAAGAAAGCTAAAAGATAATTTCCCTGAATTTAATATATATAAAGATAAAAAGTTACAAGGTTTAAAGAAACCTTGTTTTTTTGTCTTTAATTTAAATTCAGAACAGAGCAAATTCAATAAAGATATATTTAATAGAGAAAGTTTAATAAATGTAAGATTTCATAGTGATTATTCTAGACCTGATATTGATGATATGGCCTTTAATTTATTAGACATATTAAGCGATATACAAAATGGTGAGCTTATATTAAGACCTATAAGAGAAATAACATATGAAGTTACAGATGGTGTTTTACAAATGTTTATACCATATAAGATAAGAGTATTTAAACAAACGGATAATGGCGTTAATATGAATACTTTAGAAAGTAAAGGAGTGATTAAATAATGGCTGGTGGAGTTTTTACGGGACAAAATAAAATAAGACCAGGGGCATATATTAATTTTAAAAGTGTCGCTAAGCCAACTGGTAAAGTTGGAGCAAGAGGTATTTCAACTATTCCATTAGTTTTAGGGTGGGGACCATCTGACAAATTAATAGAGATAAATAGTTCTGATATTTCAGATGGGAAAATATTAAATAAAATAGGTTATTATGGATATGAAATAGAGGTAATGCCTATAAAGGAAGCTTTAAAAAATAGTTATAAATGTTTAGCCTTTAGAATAGATACAAATGGGCAAAAGGCTACAGCGACTATTGATCCTTTAAATGTAGTTGCTAAATATCCTGGTGTAGTTGGTAATAGAATATCAATAATAATAAAAGAATATAACAGTAAATTTGAAGTGAAAACATTACTAGATACTAAAGTAGTTGATTCTCAAATAGCAACTAATGCAGAGGAATTAAATAGTAATGGTTGGGTTGATTTTGCTGGTACTGGTAAGTTGGTTGCTAATGCTGGAATAAAATTAACATCAGGTTCAAATGGAACTGAAAGCGAAGAAAATTATTCTAAATATTTAGAGTTAATAAATAATAGAATTTTTAATACTATGGGAGTTTATACAACTAATAATAGTATTAAAGAAAAAGTAACATCTTTTATTAAACAATCTAGAGAAGAAAAAGGTAAAAAAGTTCAAGCGGTAATAAATGATTATGCTGCAAACTATGAAGGAATAATATCAGTAGATCAGGGATATAAAACCGAAAATGAAGTTATAGATGTAAATGGATTTGTTGGATATGTAACAGGATTAACTGCGGGAGCTGCATTAAATAAATCTAACACATATAGTGTTATTCCAGGTGCAATAGATATTGTAAATCCTAAGACAGATGCTCAAATAGAAGAAGGAATTCAAAAAGGAAAATTTATAATTAGCTTTAGACAAGATGAAAGTGTTGTAGTTGAAACTGATATAAATACATTTACTGAGTTTACAGTAGATAAATCTAGGGACTTTAGTAAAAATAGAGTTATTAGAACTTTAGATGATATTAATAATAGTATAAAGAATATGTTTGAACAAACATATTTAGGAAAGGTAGATAATAATGAGAATGGAAGAACTTCCTTTAAATCAGATATTATCTCATATTTAAAAGACCTAAATAAATTAGGTGCTATAGAAGATTTCAAAAATGAAGATATAAATATAAGGCAAGGTCAAGATATAGATTCAGTTTTAGTTGATGTAGGAGTAAAGCCTATTGATGCTATGGAAAAACTTTATATGACTGTTGCGGTAGGTTAGGAGGTATATTATGGCTTACTTAAAGGCGCAGGATACAGTATGCGGTAAAGAGGGAATTGCACAAGTAAATATAAATGGTGAAATTCATAAACTATTTAATATAAAATCACTTGAAGCTAAAATGGAAAAGAATAAATCTGAGATTCAAGTGATTGGAGCAAGAGCAACTCAACATAAAACTACTGGATGGAGTGGTTCAGGTTCAATGACAGTTCATTATATGACTTCACTTTTTAGAAAGTTAGCTATTGAATATATAAAAACAGGTAAAGATATTTACTTTGATATGATAGTAACTAATGATGATCCTACAAGTGATACTGGTAAGCAAACAGTAGCACTGTATAATTGCAATGTTGATTCAACTATATTAGCAAAATTAGATATAGATGATGATGCATTAGAAGAAGATATGGACTTTACTTTTGATGATGTTGAAATGCTTGAAGAATTTAAAGAATTATCATATTTAAAATAAAAATTAAAGCAATAATTAGGACCTTTGAAGGTCTTTTTTATTGCCAATAAATAAAATAAATTTAAGGAAGAAGGAATTTTTTATGTCAAAATTAACAGATTTTTTATTAAATAATACAGTAGAAAATTTAACAAAAGAGGTTGTAGTTTCAGATAGATTTAAAGTTGATGGAGAAATATTAAAATTTAAAATTAAAGCTGTAAATCCAAATGAATTCTCAGACCTACAAAATCAATGTACTAAAGTAGGTAAGAAGGGAAAAGTAAACTTTGATAGTAAAATGTTTAATGAACAACTTATTATAAATTATACTATTGAGCCTAATTTCAAAAGTGCAGATGTTATTAAAAAGGCTGGTTGTATGACATCAGAGCAGTTAGTAAATAAAGTTTTACTTGCTGGAGAAGTTGCAACTTTAGTTGAAGAAATATCAGCTTTAAGTGGATTTGATAAAGATTTAGAGGAGCTTAGAGAAGAAGCAAAAAACTAATTAAAGAGGGTGATGGTGACACTATGTATGCATATTATTGCTTACATAAGTTTCACTGGCCACCAAGTCAGTTTGCCAAACTCTCTTTAAATGAAAAAGCTATGGTTATAGCAATGATAGATGAAAGATTGAAAGAGGAAAAGAAAGAACAATCAAAAATTAAAAGGAGATAAAAATTATGGCAACTATAAGAAATGCAATTACAATGCAAGATAAAATGTCTCCTGTATTTAATAAAATGAATAGAGCAATGGAAACTACCTTAAGCATTATGAAAAAAGTAAATGCCTCAGCTAATAGTGGAGTTTCTTCTAGAGAATTTAGAAGAGCAGAGGAAGCTATAATGGGAGCTAACAATGCTCTTATTAAATATCAGAATAATCTAAACAAAGCTAGGCAAGAAACTAATGGATTAGGAAATTCAACAAGTAGAATTGGCGGAAGTGGTTTAGGAGCTATGAATGCATATGCTCTTGTTGGCTTAGCACAGCAAGGAGCTAGATTAGTTGATACTGCAACTGATTATTTAGACCAAATGTCACTTATGCAATCAAGAGTAAGTATGATAAATGATGGTATGCAAACTACTAATCAATTGCAAGATAATATATTAGCTAGTGCTAATAGAGCTAGGTCTTCTTATAAAGATACTGTAGCAGCAGTAACAAAGTTAAATATGCTTGCAGGCGACCAATTTAAGAGTAATGATGAAGCTATAAAGTTTGTTGAAACATTAAATAAAATGTTTACTGTTTCAGGAACAAGTAGTCAAGAGGCTACAGCAGCTATGTACCAATTAACACAAGCTATGGGAGCAGGGAAATTACAAGGTGATGAATTTAGATCCATTATGGAGAATGCGCCAATGCTAGCCCAAGCAATCGCAAAATCTATGGGAAAATCAAAAGCAGAATTGAAAGAATTATCTAGTAAAGGTGAAATAACTGCAGATATAATAAAAAAAGCTATGACAGAAGCAACTGATGATGTTGAAAAGAAGTTTGCGGCTATGCCTATGACTTTTGGACAGAAGATGACTATATTAAAAAATAATTTTATGAATACAATGGAACCAGTAGCGGCAAGATTTAGTCAATGGTTAAATAGTTCAAGCGGAGATACATTTTTTAATAGTTTATCTAGTTCACTTGTAACACTATCTACTATAGGTATTGTAGCTCTTGAGGGAATAGGAAATGCATTAATGTGGCTAAAAGAAAATTTCATTTATATAGAGCCAGTATTATTGACACTAATAGGATTAATGATAGCTTTAAAAGTTCAATCATTAATTGCAGCAACTTCATCGGCATATGCTTGGATTATGGCTAATATTCCGTTATTAGTGATTGTTGCATCAGTAATTTTATTAATTTATATATTTAATTATTTTGGTATAAGTGTTTTTTCAGTTATAAGCACTATAATAGATATTATAAGCTTTTTACTACCATTTATTATAGCTATTGGAGTTGCTGTTTTAACATTTTGGCTTATTCCTTACTTGATTACAGCCTTTCAAATGTTATTAACACTGCCAATGATTATAGCTGAATTATGGGCTATGATTCCACCGTTAATAGCACAATTAGTAGCTTGGTTAGCATTGAATTGGCCTATTTTATTAGTAGCTGTAGCAGTTGGAGTATTAATTTTTATTATGATGCAATTTGGAGTAACGGTAGCAGATGTTATAGGCTTTGTTGTAGGGTTATTTTATGCATTAGTGGCTATGATACAAAATGTTGTTATAATTCCTTTATATAATCAATTCGCTATGTTTGCTAACTTTTTACACAACCTCTTTATAGATCCTATAGGAGCAATTCAAATGTTATTTTTAGATATGGCTACTTATATAATTGATAAAGTTAGATGGGTAGCTCAATCGTTACAAGATTTAGTTAATATGATACCAGGCGTTGAAGTTAACATTGTTGGTAATTTAGATAATATTAAAGCTGCTATAGATTCAGCAAAAGCAGATGTTTCAGCTAAAAGAGGTGTTAAACAAACTGAATTTAAAGAATATAAAAATGTAGGACAATCATTTAATACTGGTTTTACTAAAGGGCATAATTTTGCTACATCGTTTGGAGGTGGAGGCGGAAGTGTCCTAGGAAACTTAATGAATGATTTAAAGAGTAAGTTTAAGATGCCGTCAATGCCTAAAGGTTTTGGAATGGATAAAGGTATGGGAATGTTTAATCCTTCTAAGTTTGCACCGAGTGCAGATGGAGGAAAAAACAAAAAAGGGAAGAAACCTAAAATGCCTAAAGGATTATCAGATAAACTTAAAGGTGGAAAGTTAGATAAAATAGGGAAAATAGAAGATGATGTAAAGATAACTGATGAAGATATTAAGATGCTTAAAGATATATCAAAAGCCGAATTTATTAATAAGTATACAACGTTACAACCTAACATGAAAGTTGAATTTACAGGACCAATTACAAAAGAGGCAGATATAAACAAAATTATAGAAGCAATAGAAGATATGACTGAGGAAGCTCTATCTAATACTTTAGTAGAGGGGGCGTAAATAATGTCTATAGGAATTTTTATGGAATATAGGGGATTACTAATACAATTCCCTATTAATCCAGAAGAATTAAAGGTAAAAAAAGAAGGAAGTAATGAAACAAAAGAAGTGGTAAAGCTAGGTGAAGTAAATATTGCTAGAGAAACAAAATTATCTACTGTGGAGTTTGAAAGTTTCTTACCTGAGAAAAATATATATCCTTTTATAAGGACCAAAAATCAATTTGAAGGACCTAAGTATTATATTGATTTTATAGAGAAAGTTAGAAATGAAAAAAAGCCTATTAGATTTATTGTTAGTGATACAGGAATAAATTTTATGGCTTTAATAGAAAGTTTTGAATATGGTTATAAGTTTGGATCTAATGATGTTAATTTTACAATAAGTCTTAAAGAATTTAGAGAAGTGAGAGTAAAAGAGGTTAAAGTAACTAACTATGCTAGTAATAGACCACATAGAAGCACTAAGAATAATAGAGGTAATTCTTCAGGAAAGGTGACACCAGGATGTACTGTTATAGTTAATGGTAGATTGCATAGAGATAGTTGGGGGCGTGGTCCGGGAATGACACTTAGGAATTATAAAGGAAAGATAAATTTTGTAAAGACTGATGGGCGTAAATATCCATATCATGTTACTGAAATGAATGGAGGTTGGATGGGATGGGTAACAAAAGAATCGGTAAGGGTGATATAAATGAATATAGAAATGATAGTTCAAAACACTAATACTGGTAAAGCATATGATGTATCTGAATTAATATCAGATATAGAGTTTAGTCAAGAAATACAAGATAATCCAGGTAAACTTACTTTCAATATACAGGATGTTTTAAATGGTGATTACATTAGTGAAGGCAGTCCAGTATCTTTAAAAATAAACAATAATAATATATTTTTTGGATATATATTTAAACTTGGTAAAGATGAGAAAAATGAGGTTAAAGTAACTGCATATGATCAATTAAGATATTTAAAATATAAAGATACTTATGTATTAAAAGGGCTTACTTGTAATCAAATTTTTAGCAAGATATGCAATGATTATAATATAAGGTGCAGAGTGAAATTTTCTAGTAATTATGTACTACCTTCTAGAATAGAAGATAATAAAAATCTTGCTGAGATTATACAAAGAGCATTTGACCAAACTTTAATTGATACTGGTGACTGGTTCTTTATGAGAGATAATTTTGGAACATTGGAGCATTTAAATGTATGGGAAGAGAGAACTACATTAGCGATAGGAGATGAAAGTTTACTAACTGGATATAGCTACGAATCAAGTATAGATGATGAAACTTATAATCAAGTAAAACTTGTTAAAGAGAATAAGGAAACTAAGAAAAGAGAAGTCTATATTGTTAAGGATAGTAAGAATATAAATAAGTGGGGAATACTTCAATATTTTGATAAAGTAAATGAAAAAATGAATGAGGCTCAGATAAAAGAAAGAGCAGAGATGCTATTAAAACACTACAATAAGCCTAAAAAATCTTTAAAACTTGAATGTATAGGAGATTTTAGAGTAAAGGCCGGTTGTGGTGTTGTTTTAGTTATAGAAGATTTAAAAAATGATGTTCCATTTAATAAGTATGCCATTGTTTTAAGTGTTTCACATAAGATTGAAAATAATAAACATATGATGAGTTTAGAGGTTGAGGTGGTGTAAATATGGCAGGAGAAAAGTTAGTTAGATTAATTAGACAAGGTGCAAGAGGTGCTATTCCAGAAAATACACTTACAGATCTTGTACCAGGAGAAGTAACAAAAGAGGAACCATTAACTATTTTAGTAGAAAATAGATTTCAAATAGATTCAGATTTTTTAATACTATCTCCTTTTTGTAGAGAATTTAAAGATAAAAATGGAACTGTTATATTTGATAAGTTAAAACAAGGTGATAAAGTTCTTCTTTTAAGAGTTGCAAATGGACAACAATTTTATGTTCTAGATAGAGGAGAAATGAAAAAATGACACCTAAATTTAATTTTGTTGTAAGTGAAATAGAAGATACAGTTCAAAGTAGTAAAACATATAAGATAGACAGTTTTAATGGAAGAATAACGAGGAAAATAGATGAGTTAGAAGCTATTAAACAAGCTATATTTAAAATTTTACAAACTGAAAGATTTGAAAATGTAATATATGATGATAGTTATGGAGTTGAACTTGTTGGACTAATAGGAAAGCCTAAAGAGTTTGTTAAATCTGACATAGAAAGAATTATTAAAGAAGCTTTATTGGTTGATGAAAGAATATTAGGAATAGAAAACTTTAATATAGTTGATGAGAATAAAGATATATTAAAAATAGAATTTAAGGTTAATTCTATTTATGGAGATATTAAACTTGAGAGTGAGGTGACTACATGAGCTTAGGAGAGTATTTAGAAGAATATTCATTTGAAAATTTAATAAAAGGAGCATTGGAGAAAGTTCCGGATGACATTGATAAAAGACAAGGATCAGTTATTTATGATGCATTAGCACCAGCTTGTTACCAATTAGCAGAAATGTATATGCAGCTTAAGGAAGTTCTTTTAAACAGCTTTGTTACAACAAGTTATGGAGAATATTTAGATAATAAAGTAATAGAGCAAGGGTTAACAAGATATAAAGCTACGTATGCTAAGAAAAAAATTAAATGTACATTCGAAAATGGAACACCAGCTACAATTCAAGTCGGAAGCAGATTTTCTACTATTAATGATGAAACACCTCTAACTTATAAAGTTATTGATTTATTTAAAAATGAAAATAATATGGTTGTTCCAGGAGAATATATAGTACAGTGTGAAACTATTGGAACGATAGGTAATGGATATATAGGAGACATGTTGCCTATAACACATATAAATAATCTTAAATCTTGTAAAATGACTACCCTATTAGTTCCTGCAAGGGATGAGGAAAGTGATGAGGAATTAAAGCAAAGATTTATATTAGAAGTTAATCAAAGACCATTTGGTGGAAATGTTGCTCAATATGATGAGGAAATCCGTAAAATTGATGGAATAGGGGAAGTACAAATATATCCTACTTGGAATGGTGGAGGAACAGTTAAATGTTCAATAGTTGATACTGAATTTAATGCAGTTTCAGAAGAATTAATTGAAAAAGTAAAAAATATAATAGATCCTAAAGAAAATGAAGGAACTGGATTAGGTCTAGCTCCTATAGGTCATATAGTTACTATAACAACTCCTCAAGTAGTTAATATTAATATAGAAGCTAAAATACATTTGATTACTGGATATACTATTGATCAGGTAAGAGAAGAGATAAAAAAATCCATTGAAAGTTATCTTAAAGAATTAAAGAAAAACTGGGGAATAGCTGATGAAATGAATAGATATGAATTATCTATTTATGTTGCTCAAATAACTATGTCTATATTAAAAGTTGTTGGGGTTGCTAATGTAACTAATATAAAAATAAATGGACAACCTAACGATTTAAAATTAATCCAAAGTGGAGAAATTCAACAATTACCCAAATTGGCAGAGGTGACATTATTATGATAGATATAAAACCTTATTTTCCATCGTTATATGAGAATATACTTGAAATTGATAATTTAGTTAAAGTAGAAAATGACCTGTTTGAAAATCTTAATAGTGAATTTGATAAAGCTATAAGAAATGAATATGTAGTTACAGCTGATAAGGAAACTATAAAAAAATATGAGACTTTATTAAGAATAACTGATGGAGATGATAAGGAATTAAATTTTAGAAGACAAAGGATATTAAATAGATTAGCGATGAATATGCCTTTTACTATAAAAGCGTTGAAACAAAAATTAGATGAGCTAATAGGAAAGGGTAATTATAATGTATTTGTTAATCCAGATGAATTCTCACTTTATGTAGAATCAAAAATATTAAACCAAGTTTGGTTTAATGAAACTTATATAACAATACATAAGATGAAGCCTGCTAATATTATTTTTATAAATAAACCATTTATTGATGAGAAAATACTGGCTAATGAAGAAATTACATTAGCACAAAGAGAATATAACTATAGATTAGGTTCAACTTGGAGATTAGGAACTTTACCTTTTAAGTCATTACATCAGAAAGGAGCTATAAAGTTGAAAGAAAACAAATCTATACAAAATTATTTTATAAATGAATTAAAGAATTTTGCATTAAGTAAAATTGGATATATAAAACTTAATGATATAAAAGTTATTAATGAGTTTATAACTAAAAATATAGTTGATGGAAAATTAACCTTAGAATATGCGGTATTAAAAAAATTTGGATTGACAGAAATAACAAAAGTAGAAGTATATACATCTGATGATAATTTGCTTACATCTATAAACTTATATGTTCCGATAATAGAAGATTTAGAGCTTAAGCATGTAATAAATATAGAGGAAGGAGTGAATTAATGGGTACTTATAAAACTAATTGGCAATTAACTGAAACTGTTATGCCAGAAGATATGAATAGAATAGAAGGTAATATAAAAGGAAATAATACTGAATTAGTTAAATTAAAGGAAAATTTAAGAGAAGGTTTTGAGGAGAGAGATAAGGAAATAAGTAAGAAAGCAGCAAAAGAAGATGTTATCTTAAAAGTACCAATACCAGAAGATAGTGATTGTAATTCATTTAAAGATTTAAATTCTTTTTGTGTGTTTGATACAGGAGCAGGAGCTTTTAAAAATACGCCAGAAGGAACTTTGGATATTGGTACATCTAGAGTGTTTATGCTGATTAATAAGGGATATAATCAAGGGCGATTTCAACAAGAATTTATTAATTTATACCCACAAGATAGAATAACCCGATATATAAGAAACTTTAATGCTGATGGCAATGGAATATGGGGGAATTGGTATAAAGTTTATGATGAAGCTAATAAACCAACACCAAATGATATAGGTACTTATGCTAAGCAAGAAATAGATAATAAGGATACTTCAACACTTAATAGTGCGAAATCTTATACTAATGAAAATTTCTTAACAAAAGCACCTACTAGATTGGATAAAAAAGATTTAAATACTATAACAGATCCAGGAAGATATGTTTGTGCTAACTGTACAAATGCTCCAACAACTTACGGAAGAATGGACGTTTTAGTATGGAATGATTATAAATCTGTTAAATGGATAACTCAAATATTTTATTCAGATGTGAGCAATAAAGTATTTACTAGGTGTTCAACTAAAGTAGATGCTACGACATGGACTTCATGGGCAATAATGTATTCAAGTATGAATAAGCCAACACCAGCCGATATAGGAGCGTCCCCAAGTAATCATAATCATGATAGTGCTTATTTAGGTAAGACTGCAACTGCAACTAATAGTAATAAACTATTTGGTTACGGAAAGTATACAGGACAAAATCAAGGTGGAGCATTTGGTATTCCAGTAGTAGGTAGTGATGGGGTTATGGAAACAGGGTATATAATTGATATGAACTTACCTAATAGTGAAAAAGACTATGATGCAAGACTACAATTAAATGGTGATGGTTCTCGCTTAGCATTTAATAATCATGTTATATATACTGATGGTAATAAGCCCACACCTGAAGAAATAAGAGCTTTTGGAGGTTATGGATTCTATAATGTTGGAGTTGATTTAAATATATTAACTGAAAATGGTGCTTATGAAATTACAGAAATATCACACTGTCTTAATGGAATAACTGATAATGTATATAATTGGGGGACTCTAGTAGTATTTAATTGCAATAAAGTTAATGGTACTGGTCAAAGAATAACTCAAATATATTATCCTCACGTTGCTCAAAATGGAAAGAGAATTCCCTATATGAGAGTAAGAGACGGAGGTAAATGGACTCCTTGGAGTAAAGTTACAGAAGGATTAACTGCAAGTGATGTAGGAGCAAGACCTTCTAATTGGAATCCGACTTGGAATGATGTACAAGATAAACCTAGTAGTTTTCCACCTAGTAGTCACAATCATGATGATAGGTATTTAAAGAAAGAAGTTGGAGCAACAAACGAAAGTTTCAGATTTAGAACTAAATTCCTTGAATTTGGCGTAGATGATGGTAAGTTAGGAGAAATTGGTGTAGGACCAAATGACACATATTTACACAATACTAAAAGTGATAAATATTTCGCATTAAAAGATAATGGAGAACTTCTTTATGATGGTAAAAAAGTTCTAAGAGATATTCAAGGATCACCTTTATGGCAAGGCTTTCATCATATGGCAGGAAAAGAAACAGTCACTCCTTCAAAACCATTAAGTCAATGTAATAATGGTTGGGTTCTTGTTTGGTCTGACTGGGATGATGGTGTTGGTACTCAAGATTGGAATTTCTGTTTTACTTATATACCTAAGAATACACCTTGGAAAAATGGAAAAAATCATACGTTCCCACTATCTGCTGGTGAAGATACATGGGCTATTAAAACACTCTATGTTTACGATACTTACTTTAGAGGGAATGATACAAATAAAAATGGTGGTAATTATGATGTAATTCTTAGAGCAGTCTTAGAATATTAGGAGGAAGTAGGAAATGGTTTTATATGTGCAATTAGAAGAAGCTACAAATAATGTTATAGGATATTCTTCTAACAAGATAAATAACACTGATATAGAAATAATAGAAACTGAAGTAGAAGAAAGATTTTTAAATACACCTATATTTTTTAGATACAATGAGGAAATAGAAAAGTTTGAATTTAGTGAGGAATTAAAAAATAAATATATCAAAGAAAGACAGGATAACCTATCAGATAGTCAAAAGATAGAAAACTTAACTAAACAATTAGCAGAAAGTAAAGTTGAGAGTATGAAGAAAAATATAGTTCTAAATAATCTTATAAAGCAAAGAGCAGAAGATAAAATAGATTACATGAAAAGTAGAAATATAATAGACATGCTTACTAAACAACAAGCAGTAACTAAGTTAGAAATTATGAAAATGAAGGGAGAAAATTAATATGAATGATAATTTTAAATTTTGGAAAATGGCGTATAGTGTAGGGATAAGCATTGAATTATTAAGTCAAGCAGTCATAACGGAAGAGAATCCGTACGGAGAAATAACTAAGGAAGAATTTAGAGAAATATCTGGTGAAGAGTTTGTAAATTAAAGCAAGCTCCTTTTTATTATATAAATTTAGGAAGGTGAGGATATAATGTTATGAATGGTGATATTACTGTATTAGTAGGAATGGTATGTACTGTTATAGGAGCTCTAATTGGAATTTGGAAAGCAAAAAAAGATAATGATAGAACAATTAGAGAAGAAGCTAGAGAAGATTCTGTTGTAGCTATACGTTTAGAGTATATAAGTAAAGGTGTAGATGAAATAAAAGAAGATATGAAAGGTAAGGGGAATGAAATAAAAAGTTTAAGTGAAAGAATGATTGCAGTAGAAAAGAGTGCATCATCTGCGCATCATAGAATTGATAATTTAGAAGAAAAGAGGTAATATTTTATGAAAGAAAATATTAAAAACAGATTAAGAAACCCATATTTTTGGTTAGGTATTGGAGGGGTAATATTTAGTGCGGCTGGAGTTGATTTTAATACTCTTACAAGTTGGAGTTTATTAGGTCAAGCATTTTTAGATATATTAGCTAATCCAGTTGCAGTTGTTGCTGTAGCTGCTGCAGTAGTTGGAGTATTTGTAGACCCTAGTACAAAAGGTTTAAAAGATAAATAATAATAAAATAAGTAAAGGCGATAGAAGTAGACCGACCAAGGTCTTTTTTTATTGCCTTTTTATATAAAATAATTAAAAGAAAGAAGGAATTAAAATGTCAAATGAAATTAAAAAAATAGCAGTAAGAGGTGGACATAATTTTCAAGCTAAAGGAACAAGCGGAATAATTGATGAAACAACAGAGGATAGGAAAGTAAAAGATGCAACAATAAAATATTTAAGAGATTTAGGTTATGAAGTATTAGATGTTACACCTGGTAATTGTAATGTAAATACAGATTTAGCATACGGAGTAAATAAAGCTAATGAATGGGGAGCAGACTTATTCATATCAATTCATTTCAACAATGCATATTCAAGCTATAACGGAGCTCTTGGAACGGAGGTATGCGTTTACAACAAGTTTGATAAGGCTCAAAGAGTGGTAGATGGAATTGCATCATTAGGATTTAAAAATAGAGGACAAAAAGTTGAAGGAAATAGACTGTATGAACTTAGAAATACAGATATGAAAGCTATGATAGTAGAAGTATGTTTTGTAGAAGCTACAAAAGATGTAGAGCTATATAAAAAGTTAGGCGCTGATACTATAGGTAAAAAGATAGCTGAATCTATAGCAAATAAGAAAGTAACAAATAGCACACCACAAAAACCAACATCTACTCCATCAACTCAAAATTATAAACTAGTACCACAAAGAGGAAGATGCACAGTATTAGTTGATGAATTAAATATAAGAGAAAAACCTTCAATAAAATCAAAGTCAGTAGGATCATACAGAAAAGGAGAATCAGTAAACTATGATTACTATGTAGATAATGAAGGTTACAGATGGATATCATGGGTTGGAGCAAGTGGAAATAGAAGATATATGGCAGTAAGAGTTTTATCTACTAATAAAAAATATGGTAATTGTGTATAGAAAGTAATTTAGGCAGGACAAATCCTGCCTTTATTTTTATTTATAGAATATTTTGCTATAATAATAAATAAAAATGGGGAGGAGATTTTAATGGGCATTTTTGGAAGTAAAGAAAAGATAAATTGTAGTATATGTGGAGGAAAGACAGGTTTAGGATCAATGAAGTGTGCTGATGGCATACTTTGTAATAGTTGTTTTAGAAAACTCTATAAAACATCATATGGGTTAGTAAAAAATTTAACATTAGAAGATATAAAAAGAAAAAATTTAGAGGAAAAAAAAGAGGAAGAAATATATAATAATTTCACAGTTACTAAAAAAGTTGGGAAACACTTTTTAATGAATGAATATGAAAAGTTATGGGTTATTCCAAATACTATTTGGGATAAAAAAATACCTAAAATATATTCATTTGATGATATTGTTTCTTTTGAATTAATTGAAGATAATGATTGCATAGTTAAGGGTGGATTAGGTAGAGCTCTTGTAGGTGCTGCATTACTAGGTCAAGTAGGTGCTGTGGTTGGCAGTGCTACAGGCAAAAAGAAGAGTAAAAAAGTTATAACAAAACTAATTATAAAAATTACTGTTAATGATATAGAAAATCCAGTGGTATACATAAATTTAATAGAAAAACCTACTCAAGCATCATCTATGATATATATAAATAAATTTAAAGAGGCTCAAGAAATAATAAGTTTACTAGAATTAATAGTAAAACAATGTAAAAGTAAATCTAATAATGATATAGAAGATAGTTTTATATTTTGCAGAAAATGTGGAAATAAAATGGAATTAGATTCAGTATTTTGCAGTAGATGTGGTGAAAAATTATAGATGCAAGATTATATTTAATTTTATTATAAAAGACTAAGAAATATTAAATTAGATTGTTTAGTAGGTAACTTGTGGAGCACTTATTATGGAGGATTCATTTCAAAATATTATATAAGCATTTTATAATATAAGAGCAGGAGAAATTCTGCTTTTATTTTTTTGTTTTCAATAAATCTCATTTAAAATTGTGATATAATAAAGTCAGTATTATTATACTATGGAGGTATATTTATGAATAATAAATACTATATAGCATTGCAATTAATGGGGATAAATAACAATATAATTATTGAAATAATGAAATGTTTTAATAAAAATGAATTAAAGAAACTGTTTGAAGGAGATATCCTGGAACTAAGCTTTAAATACAATATTCGTATAGATAAATATATTGAAAAATTTAATGATAAACTATATATAAACAAGATTATTAAACGTAGTGAAGATGTAATAAGAAAAAATAAAGAATTAAAGATAAAAACGATATTATACACTAGCAAACAATATCCTGATAGATTAAAAATAATAAAAGATCCTCCAGCAATAATTTATTTAAAAGGTAGAAATATTCTGAAACATGATTTAAAGTCAGTAGCTTGTATAGGAACTAGGACACCTACTACATTTGGTGTAAATGCAATTAAATCTATAGTGAAAAACTTGGTTAATGAACAATTTACTATAATAAGCGGATTAGCAGAAGGGGTTGATGAATTAGTTCATAAGATATGCTTAGAAAATAATGGAAGAACTATTGCTGTCTTAGCCCATGGACTTGACATAATATATCCGAAAAAAAACGAGGGATTAGCAAATCATATTTTAGAAAAAGGTGGAACATTATTATCGGAATTTCCAGTTGGAACAAAAATTGAAAAATTTATGTTTGTTAATAGAAATAGAATTGTAAGTGCATTATCAAAAGGAGTAGTAATGATAGAAGCAAAGCAAAAAAGTGGTACAAGACATACAGTGAATTTTGCTATAGAGCAAAATAAACCTATATTCTGTCCTGTATTTACTAGTTTCTCTATTTATTCTGGATTAAATTTAGAGCTTATAAAAGAGAAAAAGGCAACTACAATTAACGGGAATGATGATTATGTAAAGATAATCTCAGAACTTGGCTATAAAATAAAATATGATAAAAAAGCAATATGTAAAATAAAGAAAAACAGTATGAATGAATTACTTAACAATAAGATTATTTTTGAAGAAAAAGATCTATTGAACGAAATAGATTTAGATAAATTTGCAACGTTTAAAACTGAAAAAGATAAATATTTAAAATTTAAGTCCATTTTAAAAGATAAAGATTTAACATTAAAAGAATTTTTTAATTTGATAATAGATAAGGTAATATCTGAGAATAGTAAGGAGAGGTAATATGGAAAAAATACTAGTAATATCAAAAGAGGTATATATAGATTATGATAATTATGATATTAATGGTGAATTTAAAAATTTTATTAATACAATGTTAGCTCAGGGAAATGCAGTAGTTTTTACTTCTGGAAGAGCTGATGATGTTGAAAATATGAAAATTTATTTTAATGATTTAGGTTATTCTGAAGAAAAGAATTTTTACATAAAGAGTAGGGATGAAATTAAAGCAATAATAAAAAATAATATAAAAGAATACTTTATTATTATAGGAAATAGGGACAGAGATTTTGAAACAGCTGTTAATAATAAATTACTGTATGTAGTACCAAATTGGTGTAATGAAATTTATGATAAGAGTAAAAAATATGGAGTAAATATAGATTCAATAGAAGAACTGAAAGAAATTATTAAGACTGTTAATAATCAAAATACTTGGTACTATAATGAAAAATTAGAAGATGGCACTGAAATATATTCATTAATTAGTGGAATGTATAAAAAGTGGGATGTTCCTCCAAAAGAAAAAGAATTAGTAATTGGATTTGAAAACTACTTAAAAAGAGGAAAGAGAGATTACTATGAAATCTTATATTATCATTTTTTAGCAGGTATATCAAATCTTCCAAAATTCAAAGAAATAGATATTTGGGCAATAACACCTTCATCAGGGAGAAGCTTAAATAAAGATATGATGGATTTTAAAGATAAAGCTAGATATATGATGAAGAAAAGATATACTAAAGAAGGGGACAATCTATTTTTAAGACATACACCTATAAAAAAGTCACATACTTTACCTGAATACATAAGATTAAGGGAAGGTGCAAAAATGCATTTTGATTCAATATACTTAAATCCAGCTTATAATGTTAAAGGAAAAAATATTTGTATCTTTGATGATTATCTTACACATGGTAATACATTTGAAGCAATGAGAAATATTTTGAAAAAAGCAGGAGCTAAAAAAATAATATTTGTATCTTTAGGTAGATTTAAAAAAGATTATTTTGTTCAGAATTATGATATAACTGGTGATGTGACTATACCTAACGGATTTAAATATGTATTAAAGAGAAAGTATAAAATTCCTTATAGATGTAACGACAAAGCTAGAAAAGAAGTAGAAAACCTTCATGATATATTTAATTTAGAATAATAAAATAAAAGATTTTAAATAAACATAAGGCCAAATTAAACTCTGGCCTTATATTTATTTAGGATTAAATCGTCAAAAAATCGTCAAAAACTATTGATACAAAAAGATATATATTGGTTTTTCATAGTAGTCTAAAACTATATAGAATTAATACGTTGACTAATATTGATACATATATATATAATTAAGTATATATATGTATATATGGAAGAAATAAATAGATTAATGAGATAA